GCAGTTTGCACCTGAGTCGCGGCTGCAGACGCTGTCGCGGATTGCGCCTGGGATCAATGCGCTGCGGGGGGTGCAGCAGCAACAGCAGCAGCAGGAAAACCAAGCGCGGCAGGATGCGGCGTTTGAAGCATTTCGCCGTGGTGTCCAAGAAATCATGGGCGATCCCAACGCCACGGTTTCCGCTTTGGGGCGCGTTGTGATCAACAACGCTACCACTCCAGCCCAACTTGAGGCGGGCCGGAAAATGATAGAGGCTGAACTTGCGTACCGCCAACGCAAGGAAAGGCTGTCCGGGTTTTTTGATCAGCCCATGACGGCCAACGCGCTGTTGAGAATGTACGCCGAAGAGCCGGAAGCTGCGAAGCTCTTGGAGTCGCAGGTGCTGACTCCTTCACAAAGAACGGTTCCTGTTGGGCCAAATATTTTTGAGCGCCAGCAAGACGGTTCCGGTCGGTTCATTACGCCCTCGCGCCCAGAGTCGCCGGTTTCTGGCGTTCGGCTGGGGGCGCAAGATATTCTTGTCAATCCGCAGACTGGTGCGATTTTGGCGCAGAACGCGCCTGCGGCTGGTGCGGCACCCGGGGCAACGCCGAGCGCTGCGCCGACTGCGCAAGCAGATGCGCGTTCGCGCTATTTGGCGGCAAGAGGTTATGAGCTCGGCCCCGATGGTGAAGTAAGGTACATTCGCGGCGGCCCCCAAGACCCCGCTGTTGTTCAGCGTCTGGCCGAAGCTCGCAGGCCGCCCCCGCCCGGCCCCGAAGGAACGCCGGCACAGCAAGCGCGCGCGGAAGGTCAGCGCAGCGCCAGAGACATGTTGAGCCAAGAACTCAACACTGTCATGGGCTATTACGAGGGTTTGAACCGCATGGGCGCCATGACCAGTCCCAGCAGAGCGGCAGCGGCTAACGTGGCTGCTGCGGCTCGGGCAACTGGCGTTGGTCAGACGGCGGAGCGGTTTCTTGGGACCGAGGCGCAGACGCTGCGAGACAACATCTCCAACGCTCGACTGCGCATTCTCAACCATGTGAAAAACGCCACGGGCGCAACCGCCGCCCAAATGAACAGCAACGTGGAATTGCAAACGTGGCTGAATGCGCTGACCAACCCGCAGCAATCCATTGAAACTGTGCGCGAGACGCTGGGGCAAATGGACGCCGTTCTGGGCAGCGTCAGAAATCAGATAGAGCGCGAACGCGCCGCCAGCAGAGGTGGTGCTGCGCCCGCGCCTGCGCCTGCACCCGCCGCAGCCACCGGCCGGGTGCCGGCACCAGCACCCGGCAGAGCGCCCGCAGCCGGCGTTAGGCGCGAAGTTGCGCCTGGCGTGTTTGTCACCGAAAGGCCGTAGTCATGCCCAAGTACACGCTGGAAGTCGGCGGCAAGACGTTTGACGTCGAATCGGATCGCCCGCTGTCCAACGAAGAACTGGTTGGCTATGCACGTTCGCTTGCGGGGCAAGGCGCACAACCTTCCGCGCCGCCCGGGCAGATTCCAGGTGCTGGGCCGTATGTGGCGCCGCCTGTTCCAGAGGTTCCGTTAGGTCGCCGCGTGGCGGAAGGTATCCAACGGAACGTAGGCACGGTCACTCGCGCCGTGCAGCCTACAGCGGAGATGGTCGCGGGCGCTGCGGGCGCTGTGCGCGGCGCGTCTGCAATGGCGCCACTTGGCCCTGTTGCGGCGGCTGGCGGCGGTTTGGCCGGCGGCCTGACGGGTTTCATGGGTGCGCGCGCCGGCACTGAATTGCTGCAGGGCAAAACGCCCGATCTGGTGGAGGCGGGCAAAGAATTTGCCACGGGCGAACTTATTGGGCGCGGGGTTGGAAAAGCCGTCAGGCTTGGTGCGCAAGGTGTGGATTACTTGCGCGGATCTGCGCAACGCGGCGCCAGCAAGATTGCGCAGCAAGCCGCGGGTGATCAGGCGAACGTCATTCGTTCCGCGCTGTCTGCGGCCGAGCCCGGAACGCCGCCAGCGCAAGCAACTGCAGAAGTCCCTCGACAAGCCTGGCAGGCACTGCTGGCGTTTGAGCCCACCGATTTTTCGTCTCAGCTTGCCCGCAACCGTAAGGCGCTGGCAGAGGAAGAACTTGCCCGCATGGCTGGCGGCAGGTCGCAGACCGAGGCAATGCGAACGCAAGAGCAAGCGCAACAGACGCTGAATGCGTTGGTTGCGCCCATGCGAGAGACAGAGCTTGGCGCGGCCAACCAAGCGGCAGAAACGCTTGTTCGGCTTGGCCCACAGGCTCAGGCGCGGCAGCAGTCAATGATCTCTGCGTTACGCCAAGGCCAGCCCATGCCGGTGCCGGCGCCGCAACAAGGCGGTCTGATTCGTGGCACCGTGACGGGCGAGCCGATGACCGGACAGTCCATGACTGTGCCTTCTGCGGAGGCAGCGCGCCTAGCAACACTGGCACAACAGGCGCAAGGGCCCATGTTGCGGCCGGGACAAGTCGGCGCGCCGGGGCAAGGTCAAGACGCTAGGTTTCTGCGCAACCGACTGGCTGCGGCATCCGATGAGCAGCGCCAAACGGGGCAAGTGTTTGCTGAAATTGCCCAACAGCGCCGCGCAGAACGCGATTTTATTGAAAGGCAGATTGGCAGTTTGGAAGCCTACGGCCTTAAATCGTTGAGCATAGATCCGCTGTTGGGGTCAATTGATCGCGCGCTGAACGCGCCCGGACTTCGCGCCAGCAATGATCTGACGCGCGTTATGGGGCTGGTGCGAGATGATCTCGTCAATCTTGCGCAACGCAATAACGGCATCATTGACGCTCACGACCTGTACACCATTCGCAAAGAAGGCGTGGCCCAGCGCGTTAGGGATGTCCTAAAGGTTGATGATCCGAAAGCTGGGGCTAAGCTGACGGCATCAGTGCTGGATAAGTTGCGCCCAGTGATTGACGGAGCGATTCAAACTGCGGGCGGAACTGGCTGGAGGCAGTATCTTGATACTTACAGCCAAGGCATGGACGTCATCGCGCAAAAGCAAATGGCGTCGCAGGCTTTGCAGATGTTCCGTACTTCGCCAGAGCAGTACGTCAAGCTGGTACGCGGCGACAATCCTGACGCCGTAGAGGCTATCTTCGGCCCCGGCCGCTACGACATCTTCAAAGAAATGTCGTCGCAGATGCCCACGCTGGACAAGCTGGCGCGTCAGGTTGAACTGGACAAGCAGGCGGCCCAGATGGCAGAGGGTGGCCGCAGAGAGCTTGCGGAAATCTTTGAGGCCAACAGGTCGAAGCTGCGTCTACCGGGGTGGTTCAACCCGCAGATTACTGCGGCCAACATGGGTCTTGCAAGCGTCAACAAGCGTCTTGACAAGAAAACCGTCAATCTGATCCGCAAGGCTTCCGAAAGCAATCAGAGCATGTTGGATTTGCTGAACGGCCTGCCGGAACGGGAAAGGCGCAAACTGCTGGATTTGGTGATCGAAAAGCAACGCGTTACTGGCCCCGCGCGGAGGGCGGCGATTGGCGCAACGATTGGCGAGACTGACCGGCAGATCAACAATCTGGCGCCGGCCAGCGAAGGCATGAATTACTTTGCCCCATGACCCCCAAACCCGCCCGCCACATCATCGCCTGGACCCTGCGCCGCTTCGGCTTCGCAGGCGTGGCGCTGGCGCCGTTCGGGATCTTCATCCTGGCCGAGCACCTGCACAGCCAGCGCCTGATCCGGCATGAACAGCAGCACTGGCGGCAGTACCGGCGCATGGGTTTGCTGCGATACTATGTCACGTACTTGTGGGGCCTCGTCCGCCACGGGTACGCCGATCATCCGATGGAGCGCGAGGCTCGCGCTGCAGAAACCGACGAGCGATTGACATGAGCCTGACGATGCAACAGAAAGCCGACATCGCCACTGAAGCCGCCAAGGCCTCGCCGCCAGTCGCCGTCGCTGGCGCAACTATTGCCGGCATGCCCGTCAATGACTTGGTGCTGTGGGTCACGCTGATCTACCTGGTGCTGCAGATCGGCTTCCTGCTCTACCGCTGGGGCAGGATGCACTTTCGCGGAGAATCCACGGAGTGAGTCTTTTAATTGCGCTGGACTATGACGGCACATACACTGCCGATCCGGAGCTATGGAACTCATTTATTGCGTCGGCGCGCAAAAGTGGGCACGTAGTAAAAATTCTGACCATGCGATTTCCGCATGAGGAAATTGCAAATCCGCCCTGCGAAGTGGTTTATACATGGCGGCGCGCCAAAGCCGAATTTATGCCGGCCGACATTTACATTGATGACAAGCCGTTTTTCTTGTTCGCAAACGGATAGCCATCAATGAAAGCCCGCATCGTCATCGGTGCCCTGACGCTCTCGGCGTCTGCGCTGGTCGGCATCGCCGTCCATG